TGAAGTTTTTCGCAAAGACGAATATCGACTTGAAAGAAGGCGCGATATTCAAGTCCGTGATTTTAACAAATGCGGATAAACTAACGATTGACGCGCAATCTGCGCTACGTCGCTGTATTGAATTATTCAGTTCATCCACACGATTTTTCATTGTTGTTGAAAACAAAGATAGCCTTCTCCGCCCGATTCTCTCGCGCTTTTGTGATATCTATATTCCACCGCCAATTCATCCCGAGACAGGTGTAATGATGAACCTACACACCTACTTTGTTGACGCTGCGTGTGATACATATAAAATCAACAAAGCGAGAGAACAATCATTAAATGAACTCATACAGATACATCCGAGTTACCTTATTACAAGCGTAGGTCAGATGGAACCAGAGACGACGCCTCCTACCCGAGAAGAATACGCAAAAATCTTGGATTTATCGGTTTCATTATACGAACAAGGGTATTCCGCATTAGATATCATTGATTTCGTTCATACCTATCCCAGTATGATAGAACTTCGTCGGTATGAACTTCTCATTATGTTTGACAAGGTGAGAAAAGAGTTTAGAAATGAGAAATTATTGATGTTGTATCTACTTCATTTTATTGTATTTCGTTGTAATTTGACTTTAGAAAATATTTCATTTATGTAAATCCAAGAGGTATACGATACGATACGCGGATGGATGATTATTCGGTGACTTCGCTTTACGAATCAAAAAATGAATGGGCATCTCGTCTCGTCAATATTTTGACTCCACTGATACAAGAAGGTTTTCGTTCTATTTTAGATGAAGCGGTGAAGCTATGTGTTGGAAATAAAGAACACGACAAATACCTAATGACATTTCAGAATCTTCTCTCGCGAGTTCCCAAATGGAACCCGAATATCATCAAGGAAGAGACTGAGAGAATTAAGGAGAGAAGCACGTGTGGATATTTAGAAGACCTCATTACTTGTGTTCACATCATTCATCTGAAGTGTATGACCGTAATGCGTGTTGGAAATAAACAAAAGAAGGTGGATATCAAGATACCACAACTTGCGGACTTTATTCATAAGATATATGTGAATAGTGCGCGGAAATTGTATTCAAACGTGTATATTTTTGAGCGTGGTATCGCACCACTTCACACCCAGCGCAATAACCGCGAGTTTGAAATCATCGTCAAGGAGTGTATTTATAACACCATTCGTGACAATATTCCGGTAGAAGAACTCATTAAGATGTATTTAGAAGAAACGATTGAGGATGTCGTAGAAGTCACGGAAAATGAAGAGGTCATCAAGCAAGAGCCGATTCTATCGGAAGAGGATGCCAATCTCTCGGCGAGACGTCGGTCAAACCATTCTTCGACACGGCGCAGGCGTCATCGCGAACGCGACCGTGTTTCAAGCGAAGATGATATTACAGACGCGAGTGCTGGCGAAGGCGCAGGCGCAGGCGCGGACCGAATTGAAAATTTAGATTTCGTTGGTGAATTAAATGGCAGTGGTGGTAGTGATGGCGATAACGGCGATAAAGGCGATAACGGCGGTGGCGGTGAATCAAATAACAACGGGGTGTCCTTCGGCGAGAATGAGATTCGCACATTTGAAACTGATGCGAGCGAGAGAAAGAATGAGTATATGACGCACGACACGGATGCGGACGCGGACGTCGATGCCGATGTCGACGACGATGGTAGGCTCTCGATTGGCGGTGATATCAAACTAGATACATTGGATATTCATACACTTAACGATATACAACATATCAACGCGCCGCCATTGTTAGATGATATTGAAGTGCTGGCGTAAGCGTAAGCATCAATGTAATTATAGTATTATATACTAGTAATTATGGCTGACGAAGAAGAAGAACAGGGCAAATGGTATGATAATATTTTTTTATTAGACATTCTTATATTCATATTTTCATTCGCATTTTTAGCAATCGCTGGCGGTGTTATGTATGTATGTTACCCGCCGGTGATGTTGGCATTTCAGACCTAATACGTCGGTATCGTCGGAATTCGTATAATTTCACGTATTCTATCATTTGAATTATGTATATACGTCTATTTAGAACTATATACATCGAATTAACGTAGATGGTGAACTCTACGAAAATGTTTATTATTGGCGCAGCAGTTGCCGTAATTTATTTTTTATTGAAATTTATGGAGATGCGGTTCGTTGAAACAGATAGACAAAAACCGGTGAAGATTCTGATGCGCGATTCTATTATGGTGTGTATTTCTGCGGTTTTAGCAGTGTTTGTGTTGAATCAGTTTGACAGTCTCGGTGGCGGCGGTGGCGGCGGTGGCGGCGGTGGCGGAGGCGCACCGGCGGTATTTGTAGACACACCTGGATTCTAGGTTTTCACGATTCTGGCTCCAAATGGTTAATCAAGGTGTTCGTGTTCAGGCGAGGACGAGGACGCGGACGAGGACGCGGGTGCATGTGCTTGTGCGGACGCGGGTGTCTGCGCTTCCACACCATTTTCATAATAGTGTTTTCCAACCTCGTTCAAGTTGGATAACATCCGGCGCCACGCCTCTTTATACGTATGTTCTGTGTATCTCAATGAATGGGGGTGTCTTTCGCAAAACTTGCGCACATACGGCGCCGCAAGCGCATTCTTATATTGCGGCATCGACGGAAAAAGGTGGTGCTCGATTTGAAAATTCAGATACCCCATAATCCACGTCACCAATGCCGACTTTGTCGAAATATTCACGGTGTGATTCACTGCGTATTCAAACCACAATAGATGTTTGTCTGCGGGAATAACCCCAGTATAAGAGTGTGATAGAGTGAAGTGACCGAATAACCAAATAAAACTATAAAAGTTAGTCACCATAAGAAGAAAATAACACCACGCGATACCTCCACCTGACGCACCACCATTATAAAAAATAAGTGGTAATGATAGATGCTGTGCGGTGATTGCGAGTGATTCTATTATCGCATTTCTACGTTCGTTCGTTGTCTTCGCGTGGCATAACGATTGGAATACTTTTTTAGGATGGAGGTAGTATAACCAAAACAAATGAACCAGGATTCCATTGACAATGGGCAAGAATGTCCACGCCTGAAGTCGCATCCACCAACGGTTCATATATCGCGCGGCTCTTTGTCCGCGGGTTGTTGACTCAAAAGCGCGATTGAAAAATGCGACAAGTGGTGTCGTATCTAGGTCTACATCGTGCTCCATTTTCTGTGGTGCTGCGTGATGTCGAGAATGCATACTATTCCATACCGACGCACTTGTCCCACCACTGAACCCCATTGCGACCGATTGAATCGCACGGTCAATGGTGCGCGAACTCGTTAAACTCACGTGGCCTCCTTCGTGTTGAATCCATCCACAACGCGTCTTAAATACGACAAACGAGAGAATGGATGCGTAAATATTATACGACGCAAGCCACGTTCCCAATCCAAAATAAAATGCTGCTTCAAGAAGACGAAAATAGACGTGGATATAATCCGGTTCAAAGCAACCTTGTGCGACAAGGGTGGCGCGCATATCGCGGAAATCAGCGGTCATTGCGATGGTGGCTGCGTCGATAGCGGATTTGGTGGTGGCGGTGGCGGTGGCGGTGGCGGTGGCGGTGTCGGTGTCGGTGGCGTCCGTCACGACCGGCAAGGACCGAAGCACTTTATGCACTTTATCCGATGACCTGGAATGAAATTCGCGAAATGCGTCTGTCGCGTCAGGTCCGTTGGCCATGTATTTGATGATACTTCCACCGGGATGTTTGAAATCGGTGATGTCATATGTAGTGCCTTCAATGGTAATGGTGTCGCGGGGGCGACTAGAACCGTTACTCGATTTCATTTAACTGTATATAATATATAGCATAACTTGTTTATATATTATTCTCTTATTCTCTTATTCGCTTATTCGATTATTGGATAATGAGTTCGCGTTCGCGTTCGCGTTCGCCTAATAGTGTCGATGACAAACACCGAGACCGTCCTCCTTCACCAAGACACAGACGCTACCCACTTGTATCACGACCACGCGACTTTCAAGAAAAGATACCGGATGAGTTTCTAAAAAAACGAATCGAAAATATTGTATTTGTAATAACACATTCAGAACTTGTAGCACATTTTCATCTGCGAGTTCGGCCGTGCGTGATAAAAGAGATAATGGTATTTTTCAAACGAAATTTGACACAATTTTTACGTGTGACTTAGGAATGTTTACTAGCACGATGAGTTGTAGATATAATAAGATAATTGAAACTATTTTGGATTCTACTTTTCCAAACACAGGAAATGACCTGTTGAAAAGAATGTATCAAAATATAGGTAAAGTTGGTGAAATTTTTAGAGATACAACAAAGATACATGTAAAACAAGCAGGTTCGTATGTAACTGATTTGGATACATTTTGTAATGGAACAACGCCCGTAACTACAATAGATGATGGTATATTTTTGTATAATATAGCTGATGAAATACCCATTGGATCTATACAATTGAAAAACATCGCGCTGAATATGTTTCAATGGACTTATCCCAAAATTGTATATAAATATAAAGAAGATGGCACACTGGTAATGAACGCATCACAGAATCCATTTGTGATTTCTGGTAAAGATAAAAGAACCACAAATATTAAATTATCTGACATATTGGGAGAAGGAAAGGGTTTACAAATATATGAAAAGACGCGAATTTCACCCGATAATACGGTTGTTATTGTTGTAACGTGTCGTGCAATAAAGGGCCAAATTGACCCGTTTTCATTCCAAAGTCCGTCTCCTTCATCGAATAGTCGTCATCCAAGCTTACCGCATCCTACCATTTTTGATTGGAGTTCGGTCCCTTATAATGGCGCCAATTCTGTTAGTCCAGAACGTAGAGAACACATTATTGAAGTTGATGGCGGTCGTAAGACACGACGACAACCAGGACGACGACGTATCAATAGTAAAATGCGGGGGACGATGAATTCGTATTATCGTCGCAGAGTATCGCGTAAAAGAAGAACGAATAAATGAATCATAATATCATATATTAAAAATGAATACTGTAACATCCGCGTCACCTACGTTACTCATCAATGAGTTTCTCTCAGGCCTTACGATTGCGCTCTTATTGATTCCAGAATCCATCGCATTTGCTTTCATTATGGGAGATTCCCCGAATACCGGCATCCAAAATACAATGGTGATGTCTCTCATCACATCATTATTCGGAGGAGGTATGCCAACAATGATTTCTGGTATTGGATAAGATAGTTGCGCGGATATGAAAAATTGAATTATTATTATTAGGTTCACAGTATACCAATTCAGATGTCGCGTGAGTTATTATCAAAGATTGAAGCCGGTTGCTACGGAACAATGAAAGTTGAAGGCGGGAAACTCGTATTCGAATCGTCCGGTGTTCCTCCGCCGATTGGCCTTGTTCCTAGTGCGCCGCCACTTGTGGAAGACAATCATCGGGTTATATTTCACAATACTATTTTTTTACTATAAACATAAAATTGATTGTTTATGTTAATATTTATATAAAGATAACGGCATTATTATGATATATTCATTCGTTCGCTGGTTATTTCGTATGGTTATAACGTCATCAACTTCTGAGGCCACCACCACAGTCCCGGTCTCGGTCTCTGGACAACGACCTATTGATGACGTCGAAATGGAAGACGACGCCTCCGCCTCCGCCTCCACCGCGGATATGTATTGGCCTCTTACTGTAAGAACGGTTAGTGAATGCGACCTCTCTTATTTAAACGACAAGTGGTCTGAAGATATGATTCGCGACGGAATGCGCGCAATTCTTCGCGCAGGTCAATTACCACAAGTGAAGTCCAAAGAAATAAACGTGTGGAAATATCTCTCGGAATACAGCCCGCCAGACGGCCGCGGGTTCCAGTTCAGTGCCGGCGATGACGACATCGTGTCGTTGGTCCAGTATCAGATGGAAGTCGGTCACTCCGGATGTTCGATGGGGTGGACAATGCGCAATATTGAGTTCATCGCGAAAAATGGACTTCCGGCTCACCGAGAGCTATTTCTCGCGAATCATCGCCACAACAGTGGCAGCAGCAGCAGCGACTAGACTGTATAATACACAGGTAATGTATCTACATTGATAAAGATATGCGTATTCTTGCCGTCTTTCAAGAACTTTGCAGCAAGCGCTGCATGCTTCTTGTATTTTTTCATCGTGATTTTGTATTCATCAAACAGCGGATTATGAATCTCGGATGAGGGCACGTGGTTGTGAACCGACCGCGAAATCATTTTATACAATTTAAAGTCGGGGTATCGCTCTTCACCGCTGGATTTATAAAGCACATTGCGTTCCTTATCATCCATCGTCCATTTCACGACCAACTTGATGATAGGGTCGGATTTACACAGTTTATCCACTTTACGTAAATCGTAAATAAAATAATCAAAGAGTGCGCAGGCAAACCGGCACAAATCAAAACTGAAATTGGGTTCTACGGTGGGTTTTTCTGGATTGTAATAGGGTGGGAAGTTATACTGCGTTGCGGCGTCGCCTTTCGGATGGAAACTGTCGCTACAAATGAGTTCATTGCGAAACCTGTAAATGGCGCGACCGAAATCAATGATTTTGAAAATACGGCCATATGTGGGGACTTTATAATATTGGCCTTCGTAGAAATAATACAAAAACTCATCGGTGGTCTCGATAAACATCACATTGTTGGTATGAAGGTCATTATGTGTAAACGCGAACATTTTCTGGTAGATGATAAGCGTCATTATCACCTGGAATAAAATGGATTGCCATTCTTCTTTCGTGAGTTCATCTGTCATCATAATATGGTCGAGTGTATTCACGCATTTTTCAAGAAGAATCGCTTGGATTGGGAAGTCTTTTATTTTCACGATGATTTGTTCGTCACTGCTGTCATAACTTCCGCTGTCGCTTCTGCTGTCGTCGCTTCCGCTGCCGTCGCTTCCACTGTCGTCACTTCTGCTGCCGTCGCTTCCGCTGTCGTCACTTCCGCTGTCGTCGCTTCCGCCTTCCTGGTGCGGGTCTTGGTCGTGGACCTGGTCGTGGACCTGGTCGTCGTCATCGCTAATCGTTGTATAGGATGAATTGGACTGCGACGTATCACTATCACTTCCGTCACTAAAATCTCGGGTTTGTTTCTTTGTAGTTACCCCCTCCGTGAGTGAGATTTCATTTTCAATTTCCGAGAGATTGAATTCAACTACCTCCATTGGCGTATCCATTGGAATACATTCAGCAACGGCAGGGGTGACATCACACGGTTCAATTGTCCTTACATCAGGGTCAGTTTCAGCGGTAGAGTCCAGAATATGAATACGATTCTTACTATCGCTATATTTTTCGTCTGGTTTGAAATAACTATTCTCTCCAGTTGGTCCAATCATTTGTTTCATTTTGTTTCGGATTTTCATCATTTTATTCATATTGATGTCGGAAGAAAGGTCGTCGTCATCGCCAAATTGTGAATAGTCTATTGTAAACATGTCGTTTTCGTAATTATTGAAAAAGGAACAGCCTACCAAGTAGTCAATGTCATCAAATACATTGGTCGAAAATTCGCGTTGTTTACACAAATAACTTCCATAATAATCCACACCGTGGACGATGCCGTGCGTATGAAGTGCTTGGCTCGTCAAAAACGAGAAAAATCCGTCTACATAGGAAGAATTATTCGTATTCAACATTTTATCTTCACACGTCTCCTGCGTGGAGTTGTATTTAGGAAGGGTTCGCGTTTTATCCTGCTGCGCAGCATATTTCCCCGACAAATATCGGATAGGGTCCAGTAAGGGAGAATACTTCACAAATATCGGAATATTGTTTGTATTTCCATTATCGTCGGCAATAATGGTTTCTAAATGATTCAATGACCTTGCGTGGTCGTGGTCGTGGTCGGTGGTCTCTGCGTCGCCCATTATTCGCCCTGGATGCGCGATAATATTCTGTAAATAATACTTTTGATTCAACTGAATCCCGTTGTAGTTCACTTCATTCATATCAAAAAACCGTGAATAAATCGGAATATAGTTCTGGATATTATACAGCAATGCGGGTTCAATGCTTTCAGGAGTATACTTATGTTTTCGATAATGAAGTTGAAATCGCGGACACTCCGCCGATGGATTATTCGTTGACATTGTTTGGGTGATTTCCTAAATGTGATATGATTGTTGAATAGAAGTTTTATATTTATTTTAAACGGGATTCCATTCCATTCCATTCCATTCCATTCGTGTAAACGTTCATATTATAATATCTCCCATTTTTATCACAAGCATTATGAATTTAGAACTCGCGAAGTTTGATATGAAGGCCATCAGTTTTCGCCCTGATGAAAACAAAGGCCCAGTTATCGTTCTCATCGGGCGCCGTGATACCGGTAAAAGTTTCCTCGTCCAGGACTTGATGTTTCACCACCAGGATATCCCCATCGGCACCGTCATCTCAGGCACAGAGGCCGGCAACGGTTTCTTCGCAGCACACGTGCCAAAATTATTCATTCACGACGCTTATAATACAGCCATCATTGAGAATATTCTCAAGCGCCAGAAGGCGGTTTTAAAGCAAGTGAAAAAGGAAATGGATACATACAAGAAGTCGTCCATTGACCCCCGTACATTTGTCGTATTAGATGATTGTTTGTATGATAACAAATGGACGAAGGACGTGATGATGCGGCTCTTGTTTATGAACGGACGTCATTGGAAGATAATGTTAGTCATCACAATGCAATATCCCCTTGGTATCCCTCCAAATCTCCGCACGAATATCGACTACGTTTTTATCCTCCGTGAACCATATATTGCGAATCGTAAGCGAATCTACGACAATTATGCGGGTATGTTCCCCACGTTTGAGAGCTTTTGTCAGGTGATGGACCAGTGTACCGAGAATTATGAGTGTCTCGTCATCAATAACAACGCGAAATCGAACAAATTACAGGACCAAATCTTCTGGTATAAGGCACAACAGCACGGGCCATTCAAGCTCGGCAGTAAGGAATTCTGGGAAATCTCCAAGAATCTCGGTTCTGACGACGAAGGTGAGCAGTCGTATGACCCTAATGCGGCGAAAAGTGGCAAGGGACCGAAGATTAATGTGAAGAAGAGTAAGTGGTGATGGGAAAGCGCTTCGCAATTCGGGGTAGCAAGATCGCGAAATTAGCATTTCAACACTATTTCTTGCTTTTGATTTATGAAAGCAAGCGTAATTTAATCATCGCTTTCATAAAAATCGCTTTCATTTATAAAAGCGACCGGACATATTATGGTCGCTTTTATGAATCCACTTTTAATTTATAAAAGCAACATCAACCTCCTATTTATCAGATTCAATACATCCGACAAGTCAAACCCAGGCTCATTCGGATTGTATCGTATCATTGCGTAACCTTGATTCTTGATGAAGTCCTCTCTCACCGCCTCGTCCACAGCAGATCTGTCGCGATGCCCGTATTCGTCGCATTCTATTACAATCAAATCGTCCGTAAAGCACAAATCCGCGAAATACGGTCCAACCTGAAACTGACGCGACATAGCGCGTAAACCGCGATACGCGTTTTCAATAAACCCGATGGTCTGCGCTTCAATACACATTGGGAATTTGACACACTTCACATTATCTGACACGTCTACAATATATTTACTTCTCAGCTTGAATGAGTTTTTTAGTAGTTCAAATGCTTCTTCCGTAAGCATATATACGATACGATTATGACCTCCGTGTTTTTTCGTATCTCCAAGACCAGTAACTCGTGATTTTATATAATGGATATTCTCTCGGTAGTTCTTCTCCAAATGTAATGTTAATTGGACCTTTTGTGTCTTGAAATGACAGACCAACTCATCCAAATCGCGC